CTTACCATAATGTATTATTCTTCCTCTAATTCAGATACAAGACTTATACCTCTATTGCGTAACTCTTGCGCCTTAATACGTCTGATATCAGCCTTATCAAAACCGAGCATTTCGAGGAATGTATCTGTCATAGCAAAACTTTGTCTAGCACTAGCAATCTTAATAGCCGCGTCCGCTGTTGCGCTTACACTAGGCATAGCAGGATTTTTGAAGTGTGCCACAATGTCTTTGTCTTCGTCTGATAAGTTGTCGAGCGATACACCCTTGATAATAGCCAATGCCATAAGAGCGATAACCCTTAACGAATCGCCATTACCGACATTTAACTGTTCAGCCATTCCTACTAAAGTCTGACTTTGTGCGAGAACCGCGTCCGCGCTTGTCGGATTTGCTTCCGATACAACACCCGTATCCGTAACGGTTAAACCTGTTGCAGCCGAAAACTGTGTAGCAAGTATACGAACCATTTCAACGTGTGGCGATATACTACCTTGCGTTAACTGACCGAATGTAGGTTTCTCTCCGGTGTCTGGATTCGTTGTAGAAGCAATTATTGAACCGACATACTGTCTGAACTTCTGATTAACAAGTGCGTCATACTGTTCATCTGTTACACCGAGAAGATACTTCTGCGGGCTAGTAGAAAATTCAAGGCCAATAGTCGCATTTGCTATCGTTCTAACATAGCCCTGTATTAATCTTCTAATCGGCTCTTTAATTCGTGACCTACCGAATGGCTTGTCACTTGTTGCATTCCAAATAAGAGCTTCCATTAAGGGCCGTCCCATTTTGTGACGGTATTCTGTCGCATACCAGACATTACCCTCTGCCTTAAGCTCCCATATTGCGTCTTCTAAATAGAGATTTATTAGTGTCGGATTCCAATTTGCACAATCGTTATCCGGAACCGTATCAATTATAGCGAAACCACAATCAATTCGACCTTTTTCGCCGTTCCAAAGTGCAGCCGCTGTCTGTGGAGAATGAAAACGGATTTTACAACCGATTTCCTTATCAGCGGAAAGTGTCGCAAAAGTACAACCAAACTTCAACTGATCCCGACAAGCCTTAAGGTATTCCGCAACCAAGTTATTTGATACAGTAATTCTATTAAGGTCTTCGATATCCTCTCCGTTAAGACCAACAAAACCGTCAAACATTGACCTTGCTGCTAACACATCAACTGTCTTTGCTCCCCAAGCGCAACCTATTTCAAGTTTCCCCATATTTTCGGGCAATGCTATACCAAGATTAACCTCGCCTAATGAGATTTTACCCTCATAATATTTGTTCTTCTCATAATTTTTGCTCTGGTGATTATTGTAGACGTTCAGTAATGCGCTAAACTTCATTGCTGCATATTCTGTTAAACCTACAATGTTTCCAACTTCAATGTTTAACATTTTGTACCTCTTCCCTAGCCAATCCTCATTTTTCTACTAGGGTCACGTTTACTTGTCTTTACTCCAAATATAGCCAATGCCACACTCTCGATAGGTGTTGAATCGTCACCACCGAAACCGAATCCACCTGATATCGGTCTCTTAACAGAACTCAAAGCACTATCATTTAATGCTTCTTGCGCTTCGTTCCACATGAGGGTGTGTTCATTAATTGCTTCGGTTATCATTCCTACCGAAGTGATTATATCTTTAACGTTAGGCTTCTTAATTGAATCTTTAATCTTCCATACGTCTGTTATGCGGTCGATTAACACATCAACTCCGTTCCTACCGTCTATTACTACACAACAAGCTTTTGTATATCTCTCATTAAGCCATTCCGCTAACCAACGTGTACCTTGCGCCGTAGATCTACGTTCTATTAACTCGACATACAATTTATTGTCGCTAGTCAGAACCGCACCTGATAAACAAACTTCCGAACCGTCCGGACTAAACTTAATTCCGTATGCTGTCTTTCCATTAGGTCGAGTTGTGTTTGTTTTGCATTTAGACCACGCACTCTCATTAATCACATAATTAGCCAATTCTGTCTTTTTTGCTAAAAAACCTAAATGTTCTCTCGCAAAAGTGTCATCAGCCATTTTTAATGCGTCCTTTGCTAAAGCTTCTTCAATTAATTGATATCCGAGTGACGGGTTTGTAGCATACCATCTGTTAATGTCGTGAATATCTCCAATTTCATCAACAGACCATAGGTGCATACAGTCTCCGCTTCCGGGCTGTTCTTTTATACCCTCGATAGCTCTTGTAAAAACAAGCCCTTTTGCACCTTGCCCTACTATCGGAGGCGTGCCCATTAATATCGTCTGCGGTGAACCTGACGGCGCCGCAGAGTTAAGAGGGGATAGGGACGCGTCTTGTTCTTCTGTATAAGCCTGTGCTTCATCTATGACAACAAGGTCAAACGTACCACCTCGACCCATATCGGAGTTATTTCCCCTTGTTCGGAATTCAATATGTCCGCCGTTAATAAGGTCGAGGACCATTTGTCCGGCACTTACTGTATAATGGTCTACTAGCGCATTCAATTCGGGATATTCCGCGTAAGGGTCATTCTTTTTAGAACCAAATTTCTTACGAAGCCTATCGAATGCCTTTTTTGCTGTTTGAAATTCTTGCGCCGTGTGAAGAATCTGTTCTCCACGTTTTACAAGTCCCCAAGTTTCGCGCGGATCACTAACGCCTGTTTTTCCATTTTGACGAGGAACTTCCAACACGCAAAACGAATGTATTAATTTTCCATTATCATTAACGGCTAACCAATCATCTAGAACTAACCTTTGCCATATATGCGGAGTCAGCGCATAATGTGCGGATAAATCCGAAGCAAATTGCCCCTCGCTCTTCTGATAAGGTGCAACGTGCCTAAATGTCGGATTCTGATTGCCGATTCTATTCATTCGCAGCCTTATTTAATATTTCAGAGAGCGGTGTTATTTTACATTTGTTTCCGGTATGAGCTTCAAGTGATTTTAATCTGTCAATCGCTTCAAACATTCCTGATACAAGTGGTTTCATATCTCTACCGCTATCTGTCATATCAAGAACTTTTGCATATTTTAGTATTGCTGCTTTAACCGCTCCAATTTCGCCGTCTATTCGCCAAGCTTGCTCCACTGACTCTGGAGTAGAGTCTATCGGCTGTTTGTATTTTGGCATAATGCCACCTCCTAACCCTTGCTTTAGCCCGCAAGTATGGCTTTCCAGATATATCCATGCGCTGTTTTTTGTCGCCCATTTTTTACAGCGCTAATTTGACAATGAGAAATACCAGTTTCTCTTGACGCTTGCATTATCGATTTATATATTTTTATTAATTCACCGTCGATCGAATACTGGGCGATAGGTATCGAACCGTCTTTTTTCCCGCAACGTTCCGAAACTACTATTTTTTTACCTCGCGTTGTTTCATCAATATTTACTAAAGCGTCTGACTTTTCTTTATTGCATTGCCAACAAGCAAGTCTAATGTTTTCCCATGATTCATCGCCACCATGTGAAAGAGGTATTAAATGGTCTTTTACCGGGTGTGTTTTTCCACAATACTTATATCCGTCCGCTGTATATAAAACGTCGTCAAAGTTTGTCTGGCACCCGCATATCCAACATTTTCCTTTATCACGCTCAAACACTCTCTTAAGAGTTATTCCATAATCTATAATTTTTCCGCCTTTATGTTTAAAGCGTTTTAAACCATGATTAGATTCTCTCAAAATTTGGGCACATTCAGCGGAACACGTTTTTCTTCTTTCATCGCTATTATGAAAAACAGAACCACATATAACACACCTTTTTGTTCTATTGTATTCAGCTTTGGCAAAATTAGACCTCGCAAGTCTCTTGACGTACCCTTTACTTTGAGGCTTGTAGCATTTAGGACATCGCGTGTCCCTTGTCTTTATCCCCGCTGGATCTCTAAAAAATATCTCGCCACAATTATTGCACTTTATTTCAAATTTTCTGCCATGGTTTACTTTGTGAATGCCAATTAACGTGTATTTCCCGCCCGTCCATTTTTCAACTCTTTTTAACTCGTAATTAAATACATCGTCATTATTTACGAATACGGGTTCTATGCCTAATTTACGCAATCTTTTTGCGATTGTGTCGTTGTATACGCCAAATTTTTGCGCTATTTCTTTTACAGTTTTTCCCGAATTTGATAGTTGAATTATTGCAGAATCTGGAATCATATTCGGGTGATTTCCACCGATTCCTTTGTTTACTCCCGCTTCTTTTGTTGCTTGGCAAATATTATCCCAACTACACCCAAGTACATCTTTAACTTTTTTATATGTTCCTAGTTCTAGATATAACTCAACAATTCTTTTCTTATATTCTTCTGTCATTTTACTACCTCCCTTTGGTAACATCCCTATAAATAAAGCTCGGAAGCCGTCAGGGAAACGGTTTGTCGCGTTGCAATCGCTATCCGAGCTATATTTTCTTATTGTGGATTTTAATCTCCGAAGTGTCGGCGCT